TACTATTCCTAATTTTAAAAGGATTGGTAATGGCTATGTTTACAGCAGTAAGTTTATCAGTGACGAAGATGCTGAAAAAGAACTAAGAGAAAAGATAGGGGAATTTGAAGCTCCTGCAAGACTTGTAAAAATGAGATGCGGTTTTCAGAAAGCAATTGCCGTAAAAAATGCCTGCGCTATTGGGCTTAGTGCAGGATTTGTTGAACCCTTAGAAGCTACCGGAATTACATTTACTACTAGTGTGGTAAAATCAATAACCGATCTTCTCAATATGTATAACAACCTTTGGAATGAAGAAGTTAAAGCGCATCTAAATAGAGGCTTCTACGAAATGTCAATAGAGATATTAACCTTTGTTTGGGCACATTATCATTTTAGTAACAAGAACAATACAGCATATTGGCAGCATATTAGGTCAATGAAAATAACTGATCTTCCAAAAGAAAGTCAATTTGTTCTAGGGCATTATTATCCTAACCCTCCAAAGTTTTTATTCTTTAGTCCTGCATCAATGTTCAACTGTGTACAATGGTTTAGTATGATACATGCTGGCGGTGCTTATAAAGATGTGTCATATGACATTGATCCAAAAGTTAATCAATACTATGAATATTTTTTAGATACATTGACTTATAAAACTGAAAAAGCCAAAGAAATATTCCCTAATCATTATGATTATCTAAAAGAATGGTACAGTTAAATGTCTGTTCCTATTTTTTCTGCAGATTTTTTTCATCAGTCTACAGTTGGTTTAGATAAAATACATCAGCTACAAGAAGAAATTTTAACAGCAAAACAAACTGAAGACAGTACAGAATATACAAATGACAGGTGTTGGCGTTCATCTCGCAGATATAACATGCCCTGGTTAATGGATCAAGTTGTGTTATTGGCTAATCAGGCTGTAGAATTTTATCAGGATAAAGATCCGGTATTCCGGTCAGCTTATAAAAACCAACCTCTTAAAATTAATTATTGGACAAATGTAAATAGCCCAGGAGCTAGAAATGTGTTACACTCACATTTAGATTCTTGTTTTTCCTGTGTGTACTACATACAAGCAACTGGCACCGGGGATTTAAGACTGATAAATCCTGCTAACTTGTTAGGAAAAACAAATAGAACAAGCCCTTTTACAAGAGATTTTTATTTTAGTCCTGTAGAAGGCGACTTGATTCTTTGGCCAGCTTGGGTGCCTCATGAAGTAGAACCAAATTTATCAAATAAAGATAGAATAAACATTACCTTCGACATAACTGTATAAGATTAGGAATTTAATTATGCCATTACAAGAACTCAGATCAAACGAATATTTTATTTACACACAAAAATTAAGAGATGCAGGAGACGATCCTTATCTAAAACACAAAGCAATTAAAGATAGACAAAAAGCTAGAGAATTGCTAAATGGATTATTGAAAGACAGAGAAGTTATTATTTTTTATTTAGATAACGGCACTGAAAAAAATATTATTGGCACGCTTAAAAAATTATTAGAAAAAGAATATTGGCCTGAACTAGAATCAATCCCTAAGACACTGGTATCAATAAACGATCAGCTGGTACCTCAAGAACATCATGTTGCTTTTTGGGAAATTCCGTTAAAGGAAGCAAGACTGATTCACATAGACTCTATAACCAAGTTCATGACTAAATCAGTTGGGTTAGATTCTGCTTGGTTTCAAAAGGTAAAAAATGAAAACAGATGATTTTATCGAAGTGTATGATAATGTTTTGTCAAGAGAAGAATGCGAAACAATCATCAACTATTTTGAGCACATGAAAACTCACGAGCTGGTATTTGATCGTCGAGACTCAGAAAAAACCCCAAGACATGAAAAAGACGACGAGACCTGTTTTTTATTTGATCCTGATGGATTTTTATTAGACCGAACCCATCCTATTCTTCAGACTGCGTTAAGAAAGTTTTGGGATTGCTATAAAAATTATTCAGAAAAATATAGCATTATACAGAAATCAGCACCTCATGGAATTATTAGTATGCGCCTGCAGAAAACAAAACCGGGTGGTGGCTATCATATTTGGCACTATGAAACTCAAAACGGAAGATTGTATACTGGTAGATTTGCAACCTATATGATATATCTTAATACTATTCCTGTTGGCGGCGAGACAGAATTTTTATACCAGCACTCTAGGATTAGTCCGGTGGAAGGTAGAATAGTTATTTGGCCAGCTGGGTTTACCCACACTCACCGCGGTAACCAACCTATAGGCAAAGACAAATATGCAATTACAGGTTGGGTGGAGTTTCTTGAATAATTAAAAAATCAACTTCCACGGTTTTTTAAATGTTTTTTTAAAGTATTCAAAAGATTCTTCGTCGAATATTATCATAGTGGTTCGACTAGGGTGTAATTTATAATGAGCCTTAAATTGATTATTCTCGGCCCAGTTTCGAACATATAGATATCCTTCACAGGCTCTCAAGTGTTTGCGAGCCATGTACGGCATTGTTTCGACTTTATACATATTGACTTAGGAAAACTCTTTTAATCGTGTATCTAAATGTCTGCGCAATTCCATCAACTTGCTTCTTGACTCAGGAACAGTTGATGAAATAGTTTTCTTATCAAAGATATCTCTATGTTGACTGTCTATCTGTCGAACTTCTTTTAATAGTTCGTTTAACTTTGAACTTAATTCTTTTTTAACAGTTTCATTTTGAATCCGTGAAATTTTTTCACTAAACGTAGTAAATTCTTTTTTAAATATTTCACTATTTTCTATAGTGTTCAGCATTTTCTAACTCCATTATGGTATCAATTTTTGTTCGTATCAGCTGATTATTCAATGTGGTCTTCAGTCCACTGTGTAATTGCTTAGGAAGATGATCTAGATCGCACCATGCCAGTGTGGGCACCGCCTGCGTTAAAAATTCATCAGCGACTAAACACACATAGGTACCGTATTCAAATCCACGATCTTCGCTGAGGTATAATTCAATGGGCAGTATTCTACCTGAGTGATAATCTTTAAGTAACACATCAGCATCTTCTAACAGCGATGCAGATCTAGCAAATGTGGGCACAGTCCATTTCTCATCTTGAAGAATAAGAAGTATTCTACCCGTGGTTCTTGCTAGAAATAATAAGCCGGCTCGTTGTTGCATTCAGTACTTATTAAGGATTTAGAGTCAATCTCCAAGATCCTGGCAAGTACTCACCTTCAAAAGATTTTAACCACTGTACACCATCCCACTTGTACTGTATACCAGTTCGTAAGTTAGTAATGTAAATATTGGTTGTAACTTCCTCAGGATCAAAAACACTGACCCACTTACTACCGCTCCATTCAATAATACTGTTAGCCTTGATGTAGGTATCTGAATCATCTAGATTTTTCCAGGCAGTTGGTCCTGAACTACGCTCTGGCTTACCTGGTAGGTAAACATTAGTTTCAACGGTTTCGGTGTCCGGATCATCACCTTCCGAGAACCAATCTGGGTAGGTATATTTTTCAATGGTGTATTTTATAACACTAGCATCGCCATTACTATCCTCTAATGGAGGAAATTCATTTAAGCGAATCTTGTATTTGCCTGACACTGTTCGATAACTAGTTGAGCTAAAAGTTTGAAATTCTCCACCATCCTCAACTTCTGCAAATCCTACTTCAACGCCGTTAACATACACTTTGGTTTGAAAGATGTTGCTATAAGACCTTGGCAAGTTAGAGGCACTGGCCTTTTGCTTTTGATCAGGCCTAACAATTCTGTAGTAATCTATGTCAGTATCAATAATATTAGTAGCAATGCTGGCCGCTCGAGTTGGCGCAAGGAACATGTTTAGGTCATCTAACATTAGATATCTTAAACCTACAGGATAGTTTGCCTTTGTTCCGTAGGTAGTCAAGGGATTAAAGTTATAGGGATTAATGATAGCATCTATTGTGCCTTTGCTGGCTGAACGCACACTGGTATAAACTGTGTTATCGGGGTATCTGCCTGTGGTTATCAATGTATTGCCTGGAACAGTATCCATATCCATAGACACAACTAATAAAGTAGGATCCACAGGATTAACAGCAATAGAGCCAACTAGTTCTCCACCATTAGGTTGTTTAAATGTAATTCTGCTGACACCTTGTTTATAACCACCATATTGATCTAGTACCAATTGCCAATCTAATTTCTTACCAATCTTTTCCGGAGGTAAATCTAATCCAGCATCGAGTACAGCCTGGCCAACATCCACAATACTGATATTATAATCCCCGGCAACGCCATTGTCTGCCTTTAACATAACAATGCCATAATTTTTATATTCTATTGTGTTTACAATATCGCCGTCATTATAAATTAAATTGTTCATATTGACAGCATCGCCGGTATTGGTAAACATGTTGTTGATAACTGCACGAACAACACCTAGCTTTTTAACCTTGGTCGGAGGACTGATGTAAATTGGCATTTCAAATTCTAAACTGGCAATGTCTATATCTGTTTCAGTGCCTTGCGGTATTGATCTAGAACTGAAATTAGTACTGGTAAGATAGATAACACTGAGACTGGTCCAATCAACATAGTTGTCTGTGGTTTGAACTTCGAGACTTGGATTGAATAAAATTAATATCTGCTCAAGCAATTGCAATTTTTGATCTGTATTTGATGTCCATACATCTGCCTTAACCCGCAATTTAAAAGGAGTTGGCATTAATCTTTCAACAGTATAGCCTGCACCTTGTTCAGTACCATATACTCGTTGCCCTGCAACATCTTGGTAGGTGCGTTCTCGTACATTTACCTTACTAACAAATGTGCTGTCTGCTAGTCTGCTGGTATCTAATTCTAACCCTGTGATATAACAAGAAATTCTTGGAACAGTAGGCATTTTGTTTTCACTGTTGTCTTTGATTATACTAGCCACTTGTCTAGTCAAGTCACCATACATAACAGGTACTAGTCGTTCTTCTTTATCGCCCGCTTGATATTTAAATCCAATAAACACCCGCATGAACTGTGTTACATACCGGCGTATCTGTCCATCGTAAAAGAAATCCATTATTCGTCTGCCTCTGGTCTAAGAGCTTTTGACAAGCTCTGGCGCTCTTTAACTACCTTGCCATTAATAGTTGCAGTTTTTGCATTATTGACAAAGTCTGCTTTTTGTGTTTGTCTAACATCTTTGCCAACAAATCTATCGCCGGTGCCAACATCGCTTTCGCCTAGGTTGTTCATGGTCATTCTTACATTATCCTCAATCTTGATCCATCGTGTGCCACTGTATCTAAACAGTCGAGTAGGCAAATAATCTGTTCTTAAACAGAATTGTCCTTCTTGAGGGGTTGTTGGGAAAGCAATACCGGCAGTGAATCTAGCACCGTTAGCTGGAATTGCATCAGCTAGCCAAGTATCTGTATTGCCGTTTATTTCTCCATACCCACCACGCTCAATACTTCTATAAGTTTGATCAGCAGTAACTCCGGCATATATAGGATTACCTTCAGTGTCAAACAACGGAGCACCATTTTCGTCTGTGGCCTGCGGTTGGTTATCTGTAATGAAAGTTGTTTCAAGGTCAGCACTGATCAGTTGAGGATTACCATCTGGGCCTTTTTGCAAGTGATAAAACTGCGTAGTGTCAAATCCACTCTTTGGAGCATCTGCTTCTGCTTGGTCCAGTACCGCAGCAGTGATCTGCATTTCTTTTTCATAAGTCGACATGATGTCGCGCAAGGTAGTATTACTGCCTTCTTCTGCAACACCATCAAGTATCTGTTTAAATTCTTGACTGTCAACCAAGGGTTTACATTTTGCACGATATAAATGCGGATACCAAGTTACTGAAAATCCTTCTGCTGCCCTATTAACTTCTTCAACAACATAGAATCGTTTGAGAGCAAATTGCAAATTGTTTAAGGCATGTTCATCTTTCAAGTGAGGTAGTTCAATAACATCGCCACTCATGATCTTACGACCTATTTTTTCTACAGTGTCGTTGATGTGGAAGGTCATAAAGATTGTGTCGTTTTGTAAAAACAAGCCAAATTGACTTAGGTTAAAATCAATATCTGCGAGATTGTAAACACCACGCAACAGATAAATGTCGGGATCATACTTGCGATCACGGTTTTCTAAAAACAAAAGATCTTGAATTTGTGTTTCGTTAGAAGTACCGTAGTTTGGAGTACTTGGAGTATCGCCCTGAGTGGCGGCTCCAGGCCCAATATATTTGTGAACCAGCACATCAGTACCGCCAACTTGGAACATTTCCCAAACGGTTTTGTCAATAAATTTGTAATCGTTGCCCTTTTCTGGGCGGTATAAGCTGAGTCTTGGCATAGTAGTATATTTACCGCTACGATAAATAGTTGTATGAACCAAATAGATCAAGCCAAAAAAGAAGTCTACGACTACTGCAAACTCATGCTGGGCGACGGCATGATTGACATTGAATTAGACCCCCAGCACTACGAAATTGCACTGACTCGAAGTCTAGCTGTTTTCCGCCAACGAAGTGATAACGCTGTAGAAGAAAGTTATGCATTTATGACACTGAAACAGGATACCAACGAATACATTCTTCCAAAAGAAATTCAACAGGTGCGTCAGATTTTCCGTCGCAGTGTTGGTTCAAGAAGTGGTAACGGCACCGGCGGTACAGTATTTGAACCGTTTAACATGGCCTATACAAAC